TCGCTTTTCTCAGCAACGGCAGCAGGGATGTTTGCATAAACTTGATCCAAGATTTCATCAATGTTTGCAGAAGTTACAGTTGTGAAAGTTGTTGGGGCAGCGTTTGCCAATGTTGGAGATGCAGCAGCGATGATTTTGTTCAAACCATCAAAGCGGTTCAAGTTAGGATTACCACTTGCAGAATCACCCTGCCAAAGAGCAGTTTCCAAAGTTTGTGCAATCACGGCTACCTTCTCATTTCCAATTTGCTCCTCGAAAGGAATCATTGTTGGTGAACCGGGCATAATTTGTGTCTGCATCCACTTTGCTTCCAAAGTTTTAGGACAAAGAGTTTCTTCAACTTTTACTGCACCAACAGTGATGGTACGCTGAGTGAAGGTAGTTGTTCCGCTTGGATTGTATCCACAGCCATCGGCTTGAAAGAATACAGTTGAAGCGATAATGTTCAAGGCAGCAGATGACTTAACACCTACCTGCACCTGGTTAGCAGCGTACATCGCAGCAGCAGTTTTACCGCTGAACAATGCTTTAACCAACAAGTCTGTTGATTGTTCGTCGTTGTAATTAACGAGAGATCCGACTGAAAATGCCATAGTTTTAGTTTATTTATTTAGTGAGTTTTTTAATCTTTTCAATGCCTCAAACTGATCATTCTTTTTGTTTGAAACGGGAGTTTTTGTGGGTTCTTCTGAAGGCAAGTCAGCAACTTTCTCGATCAAGTCGATTGCTTTGCTCATTGCTTCTTTGTGGTTGTTGTTAGATGCGATCAATGTTGCGACCTTAGCAGTCAATTCAGCAATGGCAGTTTCCATCTTAGCAACAACTTCGTTGAATGCAGATACGGTTGCGAACTCTTCGGCTTCTACTTCAACTTCGATTTCAGGTTCAACGATTTCGGTAACGATTCCGTCAACAGTTGTCACCAACAATCCACCTTCAACCTCGTGAGTTGCATCAGGTGCTGGGATATCACCTTCAGCAGTTTGAACGAAGATGGCAGTTCCTACCGCCAATTCGCCTTCGTAAGTAATTACAGTGCCATCGGTCAATGTGGCGGTTGCCATCTCGACTTTGATTTCTTCGTCAGAGAATCCAAGCATTGTGCGGATTTCCTTCAATGTTTCTTTTGCGTTCATTTGTTATATAATTAGGTTTTTGTTTTGAGTGTTGCAATTTTACTTGCCATTCCATTGGGAAAGGATTGATTTCATTTGCTCAAGGAGTTGTTCATCAGCATCAACCGGGAAGTCAAAAACACCCTCAACCGAGAATCCTTTGAACTCGCCTGACTTGACTTTTGCCCACACTTCATCGTTGTCAATCAAGTATGAAACAAACCAAGAACCATCGGCAACTTCTTCAAATCCCTTCGGTGGCATCACGCCCCGTTCACGATCAATGATGTATGATTCAAACAAGCTCACGCCATCGGCAATGGGTGTTTTGTGGTGTGTGTTAACCGCATCGTACTTGTTGCCCCTTGCCCACTTCTTCGCAATCTTGAAGATGCTCTCTTTGTCAAACACGACATAGTATTCACCACGCACATCGTCCCTTCGGTAGATGGGTAGATCAGCAATCATTGCCGCACCTGTAACGATGCGTTTTTCTTCATCCTTGATTTCAAACCTTTGGGTGATTTCTGCAAATGCAAGAAAGTCCTTTTGTATGGCTGGAGTTTCTACAAGCGAAACGAACTCAATGCCCGTTTCCTCGTCAAACTCGTTGATGTCTAATTTGTAAACTGGTAACTTCATCTTTCTTAAATAGCACTATTTTACAACGGATACTTTTCTTGTCGTATCCACACGATCAGTCGTTCTTCTGATGTCACCTTCAGTCACAAATACTTTGGTATCAAATCCGCTTACTGATGGTAGTGATGAGCTGATATTTGGTGCTGACATTTGTGGCATTCCTCCTCCGTTCATTTGTGCCGGTGCTGATGCTGATGGCTGACCACCTTTCAAGATATCCTTTGCCCTCTTTGCATTGTTCAGAATCATTGCTGCAAGTGCCACATATTTTGCAATACCAGCAATACCACCCGTTGCGACATTGTCCGGTGATGGTGATGTTGTCACGGTCATTGCATTTGAAATACTCATTGCCGTATCTGCTGCGATTGTAGACAACGCCAGTACCTTGCCCACCTTTGATTGCTCACCAGCAAGTCCGATGATTGCGTTTGCCAAACCTACCGATGCATCAAACAAATCTTGCTTGGATTGCTTCATTGCCTCATCAGCTGCAAGTGCTTTTGCTGCTGCATCTGCCTGGTCTGCTGTTTCTTTGTCAAGTAAATCTTTTCGCTTTGCCGCTGCCTCTTCAGCAAGTTTGAGTTCTGCCGCATCCACTTCCGCAGTTGCAACAATTTCCAAGTCCTTATACTTTCGCTCAATGGCTGCTTTGGCTTCTGCATTGTCACCGATGGCTTTCAGTTCTGCTGCTTTCGCTTCTTCAAGTGCGGCTAATTTGTTGCTATATTCTTGCTGAATTCTCTCGCCTTCATCAGTCAACAATGCGAGTTCTTTTTGTCGTGCTGCATCCCTTGCCGATGCTTCCGCTGCCAATGTATCGTTTGTGATTTTCTCTTTACCCTCAGCAAGTTTCGCAGCATCATCCAATTCTTTTTGTGCAGCATCATCGTTAATCTTCTTTTTGTCCTCCGCTGCTTTTGTATGAATGGCATTGATTGAAAGTTGATACCCAGCGTTTGTATTCTTTAGGGTGTTCAGTTGCTTCTTGGTTTCTGCAATTGCAACATTGGCTTCCTTTTCAACTGACTTTGGATCAAACACCATTTTTGCCAAAGTGCCACTAAATGCATCTTGCAATCCAAAATCTTGTCCCAATGCTTTTCCAACATTGTCAATTGTCTTGAGCAACATTGTAAGAGGAAATGTCAAGAACTCAATTACTCCTTTTAGAATATCTTGGTTTCTTTGAGCAGCATCCATCTGAGCTTGTTTCATCGTTTCTTGAGCAGTCAATTGTGCCTCAAGTTGCGTGATGACCGCACTCGTTTGCTGGATTTTTAATTTGAGAATTTCTTCTTCAGTTAATCCTTGCAACTTCAAAATGCTATCTTGTCCGTTCAGCGTATCCAGTTTATCTTGTTCAACTTTTTCTTGTGCTTTTGAATCAGTTAAAAGTTTCTTTTGCTCTGAATCAACACCAGTCACCGCCTCTTTAATCTCATCCCAATAAGCAACGATTGCCCCAAGTGCAACAAGAATTAATCCGATACCTGTTGAACCGATACCTACTCTAATTGCTGCAAATGCTTGTTTTGCACCAACAGCAATACTTGTAAAAATTGCCCTAAATTGTTGTTGAACTTTTCCTAATCCTTCAAGACCTTGTGTCAATGCCATTGCACCTTGCAACTTTATCATCGTCTTCTCAAAGTCCTTTGATTCGTTTCCGAACAATGCCATCGCACCTTGTGCTGCTTGGAATCCATTGGCAACACCTGAAACAACTGTGTTTAATTGGGCAAACTTATCGGGATTGACCGCTTTCACACGATCATTAAAGTCATCCATTTTATCACGAGCTGATGCAAGTGTGGCTTCCGCCTTTTTTGCTTCAGGTGAGAACTCACCGAACTGCATCACCGCTTGTTGAGCTGCGACTGTTAGTTCTCTAATCTCCGCCTTCATTGATTTGAAGTCGGGCTTTTTGACGGTTAAGTCAATCGTTGCGTTTAGTGCCATTAGTGTCCTTCTGCTATAATGTAAAATTGAACGCCATCAGTAGTGATGACATCGTATGAATGATGTGCTGTTTGTGTGTGCGTGTCGCTGCCGTCTATTTGTGCAGCAGTTGCGGTGGCAATGGTCACTTGATGTCCGGCTAATGGCTTTTTGATAATCCAAGTTTTACCACTTAGTCCAGTTGGATCGGGTAGAGTGATGGTAAAATTCCCGGCAGTTGTTGATGCTATGATCAACCAATCGTCTTTGGTTGCCGAGTAGTTTGCTGATACGGTTGTAACTGCACCACCACTCAAATAGTTTGGATACATCTCAAAGTTGCCGACATAGAGTGTGTCCGATTTAGTGACTTCAAAGTCATTGCAGACAAGTGCCACACTTCCATCAACGCCCACCCCAAAGACGGTGTCAATCACTCCAAGTCCTGAGTTGTTGATGTTGATTGGAGATTGGACAATTCCCGTTCCCACAAACACACCACTTCCATCACTCTGACTTGTGCCAACGCTGATGCCTTTGATGCCCGGTTTGAATGGAAAGTTACCTGCTGGATACAAATCACCATAGGTTTCTACTTGCTCACCTCCAGCCGTTCCAGCACCCACCACTTTTATGGTTTGTGTTGCCGGTGGGATGAACTGAGCCAAAAGAAATTCGCACTCATAAACACCTTCTTCAACCGGATTGTAATCGCTGACCTTGTTCAATCTCCAATACTGACCTTCAAAGAAATACAAGTTGTTAAATCGCAAGTTGTACCAATCCGATGGTGTGATTCTGAAATAAGCTCGTACAATTTTAGAGTTCTTATTGGTGATCTCCGTGATGAAACGATAATAGAAATTTGTGACAAGATTAAAATTGCCGTATTGATAACCAGCACCAACACCCAATTCTTTCGGCATACCAAATAGAATGTCAAAGGTCGGTGCAGTAACTGAATCGTAGTGAATCGTTATCGGCAATTTGGTTTGCGGATATACGATGGAATCCATATATGAAAACAACAACAAATCCCAATATACATCGGATTGCAAACCACCATAATACATTATCCTCAAATCACCATCCTTCTCAGATTCCACATAACTCAACACAAAGTTCTTTTGGTTGTTGTTGTAGTTCTTGATTTGGGTAGGCGAGAACACAATGTCAATCTTCTTCTCCGTTTTTACAAAGTCATTGTCAATCTTGTATGTGCGTGAGCCATAAGTTGATTGATACATTTCTTGATATTCTTTGTTGGATGTATCTGCTCCCTCTTTGTATGTGAAAACATAAGGGTTTGCATCAAGATCACCCATCGGAACAATCTCAACTGGTTGCGAGTAGTCCAACTTCTTTGTCCAATCCACATTCACACCATTGTAGAAATCATCACGGGGAACGATGCGAAGTATCTTCGGCTGGTCTTGGCTTGGTTCAATGTACAAGTTGAACATCTTGACAAAGCTCATCAGCATATCGGATTGCTTGACTTCGGAGTTTAAGAACTGAGCAAAATCCGTTGTTGACCCATACCCATAATTAAACCCAGTACAGTTGTTTTCCAAGAATGAATTGACAACCATTGCCAATGTGAATTGGGCATCAGTTAATTGATAGTTATTAACAACATTATACACCCCCATCATTTTTAATTTGACGCTATCTCCAACCAGTAGATTCTGCAAGTCAAAATGTAGGTGATACGCACGAGTTCCTCCAATCGTATTTCCAACAAGTGATTTTTTAATCAGCTTATCATTCACATATATTCCAATACCAATTCCGAAAGTAGTGGTCAGTATTGACGGGAATATGTTACTCAACAAAAGTTCCAAGTATGCTTCAAAGACATAGTTCCCTCCAGCAGGTACAATGTAAGCACCGGTAGTTGTGTTGTAGTTATTGCCGTTGTCGTAAAAGTTACCACCTGAATCAACATCAAAAATCAATGTACCACCAGTTAGCAAAAGTTGACTGCTTGATCTACCTGCTTTGAACCTTCGTTGTTCCAATGTGATTGCATCAACAAGCAATCCGTTTGGTGGTGGAATCACTAAGCGTTTGAATCGGTCATTGTTGAAGAACGAATCGTTTGTGTATGAATACCCGGCGTTTGTGAATATCTTGTCAACGATGGTCTTTGCATAAAGGCAAGGAGTCATTGATGGCACATCAAACCGGTTGATGTTCCGAGTAGTAGAATATCCCTTGTCTATCAGGGCGTACAAATAACCTTCTCCATAGGCAAACGCTTGAGTGCTTCCGTTCTTGACAATGCTTGTATCCCACGAATTTATCACCGTGCCACTTGACAATGTGTGATTGTACTCGCTGAAGTTCAACACATTCAATTTTCGGTCTGCAATGGTCGTGAATAGATCAGCCGTTTGTCCGTGTAGTGAACATTCATATTGGATGTCCGTTGAATCCAGCACATTGATTTGAATCAACCTGATGAATCCACGCAACTGCTCAACCTCATCAAGCAACACCACGACATCTGCTTTCTTATTCGGATTGAAGTCGGGTGCAAACTGCGTAGTCCCTTGAATTGTTTGTTCAACCTCAAAGATGTGACCAAATAACTTGTTGTTTGCACGAGTACCAGGAATGACAACCGTCTTTGTCCACTCACTTGACCTCGTTTCAGGTGACTTGATGTCAGCAATTGACTTGGAGATGAGAATGTCAAAGTTGTCCGATAGGTCAACTGGTGAGTTATTGACTAATAACCTGATCATAGTCGTTGTGATTTGCCAGCAAACGACAAGGTGACATCAAGTTCAAGGTTGAACAACTTGTCTTGAACACCCTTCTTTTGCTCGTAGGTTGCATTGTCAATGTTGACCGCATACAAAGTACCGTCATACATATACACCACCGGTGATTCAATTAGATCACGCAACCAAACGGATTCGGTGTCATCAATCCAATTGGATGTGAGCTTCACTTTCTGACTTGCAGTTGTATGGTAGTTTGAACGAGTGCGGACACTTGTTTCATAACCGTATGTCGCACCGAGTGAGTATGGATTGGATTGGAATTGCTTTCGTGCAACCTCAAATGTATCTCGTCTAACCATATTGAAACGGAAGGAATCAAATCCTCCGAGTCGGTTCATAAAAAAGATATCGGTTGTTTCGTATTTACTGCACTCGTCTTTGATGTTGATGCGATAGGTTTCTGACTTGGCAGTTCCACCGAGTTTTAAGACCACATCAAAGTAAGTCGCACCACCGGGTATTGTCAGTTGGCTTCCCACAGGTATTCTCACGACCTTAGACGAAGGCAATGTGAATGTTTGTGTACTTGCATCGGAGTAGGTAATTACAACGCTTGTGGCATCACCTTTCAAAGCATACAACCAATCCTTCTGAGTGCGATGGATTGACCTCGTTCTGACATTGGTCAAGAACTTTGCTGATGATAATGTGGCAAGATATTGAGCTTGTGCGTAAGTAACCAAATCAAACGGATTCAAGGCAGCATTCCAAACCGTCCCAGTTGCGGAAGTCAAATCAAGATACTCCGTGATTGTTCCCGTTGCTGATGCCGAATACTCATACCCAAACTCCACCTCGTAATCCGAAAAGGACGATGTGCATCCGCTTGGTGATGTATCTGCAAAATTCCAATCGTTGCTCACATAACTCTCAAGGATGCGACCAATGTTGAACACCCCTTTGTTTGTACTTCCAAAGTAGATGGGTGCTTTTAACTTGGCAACGGATGTCGCTGCGACTTTGACATTTGCAATGAACTTGAAATTGTCTTTTGTGTAGATACCACCTGAAGATTCCGTGATGACAAAGTTCGTGTCGTTGAATCCAGGAT